TCTTCACACAAAAACCCTAAGTTACATTCAAAGTGGTATAACAAGTTCACAGATTTTGCAGAGAAATTATTAGATGAATCATCGGACTATATAGACATATATCACTATTCAGAAACACCGGGGATGTCTAAAATAGACCCAGCTTTTTTCGGTAAAAACGCATGGACAAATAGGGATGCTTTAACTGAAGACACTAAAAAAGCATACTTCTACACAGACCCTAAAAAACCTGAAAACATGTTTAAAAAATCTTACATGAAATTATATAAAGGAAAGATTGCAAAAGAAAAAGTTTATGATAGAGTGAAGGATCCGTTAAAATTACGTGAAAAGTTTATGAACGATATTAGAGAAGAAATGAAGTACCTAAAAAACAGCACTGAATATACAGCAATAAAAGATAAGCCTTTAGGTGCATGGGATCGGGTAGCTTCTTTTGATCCTGTAGATGTTGAAGAAGTAACTGATGTGCGCCAGAAAGCACAGCCGAAGGGCGGAGGACAGGTACATGACTACCCTAAATCTTTGGTGAAAAAGGATGTTACAATAACAGGCAGAGAACCTATTGTAGAAGTCACAAAACCTGTTACTGTTAAGGATGTTCACGGAGATAAACATAAACTCGTTACAGGCGAAGAAGTTACCCCTTATAAATTATCAAACAATCAGTACCTTGTTCAAGACGGAGATCAGTTTGTTGTTCCTAAAAAAGAAGTAGAGAGAATTAAACAGGAAGGAAGGGAGTTTATAACATTTCTCACTCCGGAAGAAAAGAGTTTGGAGGTTGTTGAGAGAGGATCTGATATGACTTTTCAAGGAGAAAGTGTCCCTGATGCAACAAAATTCTCCCAATACACAGAACCCGGTGGAGAGAACTATAGAGAGATTTTGTTTATACCTACCGACAAGTCTGTAATAGAAAAACCGGAACCTACAGATTTTATAACAAAAAAGGAGGGTGGGTGTGAAGGTCCTCATTGGGATGAAAAAAACGTAGTCTTCCATGCAAGAATTACAGACAGAACTGTAGAGGGAAAAAAAGTAATGTTCATTGAGGAGATACAGAGCAATTACGAGAGAGAGGTTAGGGAGAAGGGTGTTGTTGAGGCTAAAGACAAAATAACAGAATTACCGGATAATTTAACGGTAAGAAAAGAAAATTATGGGTCAGGTGACATTTTTGTAGTGGTAGGTGAGCGATACACTAATTACGGTGAAGGCGATACTCCTGAAAAAGCTACTGCACAAGCACTACATAATTTAAACAGAAAAAAAGGACTTCCAAAACTACTAGAAAACTCTAAGAAATGGACAGAGATGGTATTAAAACTTCTTCTCGACAAGGCGGTTAAAGAAGGCTATGAAGCTATAAGCTGGACTACTGGGGAGCAACAGGCAGCTAGATATTCTTTAAGTAAACAAGTTGATGAAATACAGATTGGACCTTCTGTTGAAAAAGGACTTTATGAAGTAAGGGGTTATAAAGCGAACCTTATGCACCCTGTACTATCTAAAGATTATGTAGAAGAAAAAGATTTGGCAGGTTTAATAGGTAAAGATTTGGCACAAAAGGCTATTGAACAAAAAGCTATTGATAGTGACGTTCGATTTACAGATCAAGACCTTAAAATAGGCGTTGAGTGGGCTAAGAACCTCTATGATGTCCAGATACCACATATCTTAAAGAAGTTGACGAAGGGTGAGATAAGTAAAATAGGTATACGTACTTTAAAACAAAAATCTATATTTTTAGATGATATTGCAAAAGAAATGTTTGGTAAAGATTATTATAGTCTTGACCACAGTGATAGAATGGCTGTTATAGCATCTCAGGATAAGAGAAAATTTTCAAAAAGTTCGTTTATAGAAAACCACCAATCTCTTGACATAACCCCTGAAATAAAAAAACAAGTCATCGGACAGCCTATAGGAGGCGGTCAGGTACATGAGGAAATGATAGGTTTTGATGAGTCTCCTAAAGATCCTGTTATGAATAAATTAAAACAAACTATAGGAGCTATTGCTGCTAAGAAAGGTTTTATATCTAAAAACAATAAATTTAAACCTCAGTTCAGGAAGCTTGTAAAAGATATTACAGGACAGAAGTATATAAAAAACTTATCGCATGAAAACTTACAGGAGCTTAAAAAAGCAGTAGAAAACCTACCTGATGCTAGGATGAAGAATGGCGTAAAGATACCTCCATCAATCCCGAAGACTACCGCTATGGTAGAGGAAGATTATTTTAAAAGAGAATTTAAAGAACCGCTATTCCCTTACTTTACCTCGCAAGATTATTATGCAAATAAACTTGGGGTGTCTTTTTTAACACATCCTTTGGAATTAGCTAAACAAAGTTTTGATTTAGAGTACAGAGCTTTATCGGAAGCTATAAGACAGAAGATTAAAGAGATTATGAAAGAAGGTAAAACCTCTATAGCCGAAAAAGTAAAGGCTAGAACAAAAAATGTAGCAGTTAAGGCTGTTACTGATATGCGTGATCTTCTTGATAAGTATGAAAATCCCGAAGACTTACCGGAAAAAATATCTGATAAGAAAAGGGAACTATTTACATGGTTTAGGAATTTAAACAGAACTTTATTAAAAGGTATTAATGAAGTACGTGAAAGTCTAAACATAGAAAAGATACTTTATAGAAAAGCTTATGTTAAGCATGTAGCAGACATGTTGGCACAGGATATTTTACAGGGAAAGTATCCCTTTCCGGAAGGCTTAAAATATTGGTCTAAAGAGTTGGTAGGTAAGAAAATATTTAATCCCTCAGAAATGCGCAGAGAACTCTCTAAAGAGCTACAGACATATTTTACTAAAGATTTAGAATATGCAACGAACTCTATGATATGGACGGGTCTTAAAGAAATACACCTAAATCAGCCACTACGTAGCTTCTCTGAGCAATTAAATGCCTTGTCAAAGGATGTGCCTCAGTACAACAACTTATCGTCTGAGAACTTAAACAAGATACGAGAACGCTCCGTATTACCTGCTTCTACAAAGAGATGGTTAATAAAATACGTAAATGAAGTGATAAAAGGACAGCAGCCGGATTTAGACGAGGCAGTAAATAATGCTTTTACAAAATCAGGATTGGCAGGGATTTTTAATAAGGTATTAAAACCTTTTGGCAGAACCTTGGGCAGAAAACCTATAACAAGCGCTTTTGCTAAAGCAGGTGGTCTTGTTATTCGTGGGGTTATGGGCTGGATACCTAAACAGTTGATTCGTAATAAATTTCAGATGGTTCAGGATTTGGCTTTATATACAATCAAAGCTAACTTAAAAGGCTTTTTACCCTCGTCTGTAGATCCTAATTTAGATGAATTAATGAAGAAAAGTCTATTCCTAAAATCTTACTCAGGTGTAGAAGAAACACCAAGAGATGTTAAAGCTTTGTTAGATAAATATTGGCTAGGTCCTTTTCAGTGGACAGCTATATCTAACGCCTCACAGTCTATGAAGGTAGCTTATTGGGATATTAAGCAGTTAGTAACAGATCCTAAATATAAAAAGTATGGCTGGTCTGATCCGAAAAGGACATACAAAGAAGATAAAAATGTTTTATATCCTAGCGAGAAAGAGAAGATTTTAAAAGAAATGGAGTTTGGTGCAGGTGTGACACAATACAGTTATATACCGCTAGGTATGCCTCAAATATTCAGATACAAGACGCTCACGCCTATAACACGATTACAGAGTTGGTGGATGAATTACTTCACAAAGTTTACTACAGAAGCATTACACAGAGCCTTTACAGGTAAACCTACTTATGACACCAAAGTAGAATTTCCTTGGTCACGAAGATTAGGTTATTTAAAGTATCTCTTAATAGGAGGTGCTATTTTAACTGCTTTAGGGTATAAACGCTCTTTTTTATTAGGTGTATTACCTACATACTTATCACCACCTGTTCAGTTAGCGCTAGGTTTCTATATTTACGTGACATCAGATAAAGAGTGGCAAAAGAAACGTGCGTTAAAACAAATGCAGCGTTCTTGGACAGCTTTCGTACCGGGATCTAATGCTTGGAGAACTTTTTCGGATGTGTGGACAGGTAAAAGGCGTGTTAAACATTTATTTATGTATGAAGACTACTCTGTAAACAAACCTAAAAAACAGAAAGGAAAATCTGTTAGAAATTATAATAAATCAGGTAAAAAAAGTCGTAAAGGTAAATCAGTGCGGAGGTACTAAAAATGAGCAGTAATATAATATTAACCCCACAAGAGCTAGAAGATTTAAAAGACGATATTAAATTCAGAACTATTGTATACCAACATATTAAAAAGCACGAAGGAGTATATGGACGTGTAATAAAACTTGAGGCTGTGTCATGGATTCAAAATATTTTGATAGTGCTTGTTATTGGTTTTATTGTAAAATACGGGTTGGCTACAATACTCCCCAAGTAACTGTACAGTAGTGTCACAGTCACTGTACAGTAGTGTCACAGTCACTGTACAGACACTGTGGAAATGTGTTTAAACATATATAGTTACGTCAAGAGACTTACTTCATGTATTTTTAGACTTTAAAAGAGATAGAAAAAGAAAAGAAAGAAGCAAAGAAAAGAAAAAGAAAGAGAAAACTATTAATATGCTAATTTATATAAATAGTAATAATAAGTAATTAAATTTATTATAGTAGCATGTTAAGAGTGAAATAGCTGGTTGACTTTTTCTGTGGTTCTGGTATACTAGAAGATGGGCTTGGATAAAGTATCAATCCTAGCTGTCAGAACTAGGAGGTGTGGGTGCAAGTCCCATCAAGTCCACCAAAAAAAGGAGATGCCATGAGAGACATACAGCCAATTAAGTCAGAGGTTATAGTCAGAAATCTTAGCATATTTGAGGGAACTAAAGATAGAATATACGATTGGTTTTTACAGACGTATGACAGACCGGGAGAGAGTCCTGATGAAGTAGTAAGTACTGGATTATTTTCTACAAAGAAAGACGCTGTAGAAGACTTTGAGGCGTTTGCGAGAAGAAACGATATAACAAACTATAGAATATTTAAAGGACAACGATGAAAAACTATAAAACCAGAGGGAACTATCCGGTAAGTATCTGTTTAAAGGGAATAGAGAAGTGTGTAAATTACGGAAAGGAATGTAATGTTTGTTTAAAGTTTGATAAATACAAGGAAGGTGATGAGAAATGCAGAAATTAAAGGCAATAGCTCTTGGTTGGACTATTATGCGGTTTATGAGCCACAACCGCCCTATATTTAAATTAATGGGTAAAAAAGGTGTGCTTGTAAAAAAAGAAGCTGTAGAGATGTTGGACACCATAAAAAAAGCTTCTGAAGATAAGTCGTATACAAAAGCAGAACTTAGAGCAATTTTAAAAGAGGCTGCGGATATGGTAGATCCTCTTAAAGATCTTATAGGATTGTTTATAAAATTGGAGATGAACTAATGAAGAACATCATCAGATTTTTTACTACGGTAAAAGAACGGATCTATAAAGCATGTAGACCGATACCGGAACACTTGCAACTATATTATGACTACTGGAAAAGTCGTAAGTTTACAGATCCTAAAGTAGTTCGTATTCTTACAAAGCTATCTGATTTATTAGGGACAGCTATTACAGAACAGATATTAGATTATGTACAAAGCAGTTATGAGGACAAAAACCCAAAAGAAATAGCTGAGTATGTTGTTTCGAGTTTAAAAAAGATTGTAAAATAATCGAGGTGTTTGTGAAGAAAAGATTTAAGTGTGGTGTTTTAATGGGAGATTTTCATTGTGGTCATCTGGTAGGGCTGACCCCTCCCTAGATGGCAGACAAGACCTGTAGACACACCTACCAAAAGAACTAAGTACGGAAAAATACAAAGGGAGCTTTGGACGGAATATAGGGGTATTCTTAAAGGACTTCCTAAACTAGACTTTCTTGTAATCAACGGAGATTTTATTGATGGTAAAGGGCAGAGAAGCGGAGGTACGGAGCTTATAACATCTGATTTACAAGAACAGTGTGCTATTGCGGTAGATGTTATAAACTATACAAGACGTTACTGCAAAAAGAACGTACATATTTTAGCAACATACGGAACACCTTATCATGTATCTCCGCACGGAGAAGACTGTGAAAATATCATAGCTAAAGATGCAGGTATTAATAAAATAGGATCCCATGAGTGGTATGATGTTTTCGGGAGGATCTTTGATGTCAAACATAAGATAGGAAGCTCTGGGGTTCCTCATAGCAGACATACCGCTATATCAAAAGATGCTATTTGGAACACACTTTGGGCGGAAGCAGCTATGCAGCCTTTATCAAGTATTTTTATAAGATCTCATGTACATTATTTTGCTTTTAACGGTAACAGAGCGAAATTATGTATGACCCTACCTGCATTACAGGCTATGGGGTCTAAGTATGGTGCAAGACAATGCTCCGGGCTAGTTGATTGGGGTTTAGTTTTTTTTAAAGTATATGAAGACGGTACTTATGACTGGGAGCCTTTTATAAAAACCATAAAATCACAAATAGCAGTGCCTTACAAAATATAGGAGGGGTATGAAAAAATCTACAAAGAATTTAAAGCCTATGGAACTGAGTTTTGAGGAATTGGTAGCAAAAGAGAACTTTCTGGACAAGCCTCCGGAAGGCTTTCTCACACCCGGTGAGATTTCAAAGAAGTACAACATAAAACTCACAGCAATCGACTACATACTTACTAAATGGAGAAGGGCAGGTAGGATTGATTGTGTTAGGGTAGGGCATGTTTTCTACTACAGGGTTAAGAAATGCGTAAAATAAAAATAGGCTTGACAAAACGTATTCTTAATGGTAAAATGGTTATAAGTTTGTCTGAAGAATTTGAGGTAGGAGAGGGTAGAGAGTTTTTGTATGCAGAAGAATTTAATCGTATTGATGGAGAGATTGACAAAGAGATTGAGAGGAGGGTATTATGCCAGAACACGAAATCATTGGTTTACCAGAACCAGAAGTCACCACACAAGTTCCAGATATTATTAAAAAAGATATTGAAACAATTATCAATGAAGCCGAAAAGCGAGTAGATGTACTTGAAAAGGTTTTAGCGGTAGCTGTAAAAAGAACGAACCCTAGGGACTGGGTTCAGCAAGGGAAGGCTCCGTACTTGGTGGGAAGTGGTTGCGAAAAAATAATGCCTATATTTGGTATTAGTGTAGAGGATATTCAGAAAGAAAAGCAGTGGAGCGAGGACAATAAAGGACAGTATTATCTTATAATTATGTCCGGAAAGTTTTCGTGGGCAGGCGGTTCTTTGGTAGCTATAGGAACAAGATCTTCAAGAGATGTGTTTTTTGCTAAGAAAGGCGGTGAGTGGAAAGAGTTATCAGATATAAACGAAGGCGATATACTTAAAGCTGCTTACACAAACCTTATAGTTAACGGTGTGACACGTTTGCTTGGGATAAGAAATTTAACATGGGAAGATTTAGAGCAGTTTGGTATCAGGAAAGATAGTGTAGCTAAAGTAGAGTACAATAAAGGATCGCAATCAGGTACTTATGTGGTGTCTGAAGCACAGATACGTAGGCTTCATGCTATAGCAAGACCAAAGCAGGTTACTGAAAACATTATCAACGCTTTTTTAAAAGATAAGTTCAATCTCGATTCTACAGCAAAAATTAAACGTTCTGATTATGAGGCTATTGTAGACACTGTGTCTAACAAGTCAGCTGAATTAATTGCAAAATACGGAGGGTAATGTGTTTTCAGTTGCAAAAGAAGTTATAAAACATAAAAAATCTAAACTACGTGTATATCCCTGTAGATCTAATAGAGCAAGTTCTATAGGTCATCCTTGTGAACGCTTTCTGGTGTATCAAAGAACTCAGTGGGATAAATTTGAGGTACATGACGTAACTTTAGAATTTATCTTTGAGGGCGGTAGGATGATAGAGACAATGGCGCTTCGTGGGCTAGAAGATGCCGGGTTTATTGTAGCAGAACAAGCCCGATGTTTTGAAGATCAAACGTATGGTATTACTGGTAAGCTTGATTGTATGTTAGCGCATCCAGATAACCCAAGAAAATTCTATCCGTGTGAAATAAAAGGGTTGTCTTCTTTCGATTTTCCATATCTAAACACTATAGAAGATATGCTAAACTCTAAGAAACCTTGGACAAGAGCTTACCCGGCACAGCTTCAAATATATTTATATCTAACCGGGTGTGAGGAAGGATTGTTTTATATTATAAATAAAGCAACCTATGAGCCTAAAGAAATATGGACGAAGCTTGATTATGGGTATGTTGAAGGTCTTTTAAAGAGAGCGGAAAACACCAACATGCACATAAAAAATGAAACACTTCCTGATGGCTGTAATGAGTGGGGTGTTTGTCAACGATGTAAGGCACGACATTTATGTTTACCTGACTTAGGTTTCGATCAAGAGATAAGCTTTGTTGACGATAGTGACTTGGAAAGAAATTTAATTGAAAGAGCAGCAATAGAGCGTCAAGGTAAGGCGTACGCTAAAACAGATAAAGATATAAAAGCAGGGCTTAAAGAGTATATGAAAGATAAAGTCTTTTTGTCTGTAGGTAATTTTTTAATTGAAAAAAGTGTGTCTAAAAACGGAGCTTGTAGATTTACTATTGAAACCTTAAAATCGGAGGAGGTGGAAAATGCGTAAATTCGACACAGGAGCTACCAGAGATTCTAATGAAGGTAAGTATGATTATGAAGGTTGTTTGAGTCCTTTAGTTGTAGAAGCGTATGGCGAGTATATGCACAAACACAGAAAACAAGCTGATGGTAAATTAAGATCTTCGGATAATTGGCAGAACCATTTCGGAGAGCAGCATGAAGATGTGTGTTTAAAAAGTGCGTGGAGGCATTTAGTAGATGTTTGGTTTTTACATAGAGGGTTTAAGAGAGAAGACAAAAAAGACGGTCACGAAATAACAAAAATAGAAGCGCTTATGGCTTTACTTTTTAACGTAATGGCTATGGCAGATAAACTATTAAAGGATAAATATATTGAAGTACCGGATAGCAAAAACTAAGAATGATTTTGATTATATAGTAGGTTCTGTTTTAGATACCGGATATATGTGTATTGATACTGAAACAGCCGGGCTTGGTTTTTGAAAAGAAATGATCTCTTTACAGGTAGCATGGAAGCCTGAAGAAGCATGGTTTATTTTACCGGAAGATCTACATAAAGTAGATGTGCTTTTAAAAAGTCGAGAGGTGTTTAAGATAGGACACAATATCAAATACGAAATCAATGTTCTAAGACACAACAACTTCGCTATGTTGGGTGAAGTAGTAGACACACAAGTACTCTTTAAGTTTATATATCCGCTATGGCGAGAAACAATCCCTAAGTTAGATAATATAGTTAGGTATTTATTTCGCCATGAGATGATACCTATAACAGATTTAATAGGTCCCAAAGGAAAAAATCAAATAACACTTAACGATGTAGACTTAGACAAGGTTGTGTATTATTCTTGTGAAGACGTAGACTGGACTTTGAGGACTTTTTTAGATCTTAAAGAAAAGGTTTACGACAAAAAACTAGCTTCATTAGAAATGAGAATTGTGCCTATCTTAGCTGCTATGGAATATCGGGGAATCTCTATGAGTAAAGAAAAGCTTGTACTATTACAAAGTAGGGCTGAAAAAGAGCTACACGACATACGTCAACAGAGCGAGTACACAGGAAGCTATGGAAGGTGTGATGCGTTAAAGGATTATCTATTGCACGAAAGGAAAATAAAGAACCCAGTGTTTACAGAAAAATCAGGTACGTTAAAAATGTCAAAAGATGTTTTAAAAATTTATGCAGAAACAGATGATTTCTGTAAAGAGTTAATGGGTTATAACACAATAAGTGACAGATTAAATTCCTTTATAAATCCTTCCATAGCCCGGCTAGAACAAACAAATAAAATACACACAGGCTTTTTTTCTTATGCAGCGCCTACAGGCAGATTCAGCAGCAGAGGTCCTAATTTACAGAACATACCTAAAGACGAAGCGTGGGGTAAGTATATAAGAGAAGCCTTTATCGCAGAGCCGGGGTATGAACATATTTCTTGGGATTACTCGCAAATTGAATTGAGAGTTATGGCACACAGATCGCAGGATCCTAAACTACTTGCTGCCTATAGGGACGGTAGAGACATACATCAAGAAACCGCAGATATGCTTGGGATCACAAGAGATAAGGCTAAGACAGTTAATTTCGGGATACCTTACGGACAGACTGAGTACGGACTTGCTACGAGTTTAGGGGTGTCGAGAGATGTGGCTAAAAAGATAATAGAGAAGTATTTCCAAAGATTTCCAAAGGTACAAGAATACTTTGCAGCACAGCAGTTTGAAGCAGAGAAGTATGGGTACATAAAATCTATAACAGGAAGACGTTTATATATGCCTAAACAAGGCACAAAGGCTGCTTATTATTTTTGGCAGAGATGTACCCGTAACTATCCGATACAAGGCAGTGCAGCAGATATAATTAAAATTGCTATGTTGGCGTTGAAAAAACAACTACCGGACTTGCGCTTATTGCTTCAGGTGCATGATGAATTAATATTTAAGATTAGTGAAGAAGAATATGCAGGTGATCTATGCGATAAAATTACAGATGTAATGGAGAATTGTTGTAAGCTCACGATACCTCTAAAGGTAAGTATAGAAAGAGGCAAGTGGGGAAAGAAACAGTTTGAGGAGGTGTAAACTTTGCCATGAAGAAAAAATTCTATGTAAAGAAAATCGACTGGACAAAGATTAACAAGATGGTTTTTGATGTGGACGGTGTGGTACGGAACTTGTACTTGTATTTACGAACAAAATACTTTTTTCCTCCGATAACTTCTTGGAATTTTGTTTACAGAGGTATGGGGATTACAGAGTGGCTTGATTACGATGATCTTAAAGTGTTAGAGTATGCACCAAGAACTACATATTTTAGCGCTATTAAAAAATTAGTGAAGAAGCCTGAGTTTTGGACAGCACAACCTACAGACAGGGCAAAAGAAATTACCTATAACTGGCTAAAAAGAAACTTCTCAGACTTTGATATTTGCTTTTTATCTCCGGAAGAAAAGCAGGAGGCGTTAAAAAAGAACAAAAACATAGTTTTAGTAGAAGACTACCCTAAGTTTAAATCTTATGACAGGATTATTTTAGTGGACAATTTATACAACAAAAGAATACAGACAAAGTACAAAGTATACAACAAAAAACAATTAGAACATTACATAAAGAAGGTGTCTAATGAAAATAGAGCCTAATAGAACCCGGTATATAAGACCTTCTTTTTTTACCGATGAAAAGATACTCAGCTTGGAGCCTTTAGACCGATTGTTTTTTATAGGTCTTTGGTGTAAGTCAGATAGAAACGGGATAGCACGGAATAACCCTGTAGAGCTAAAATTATCCATCCTTCCATGCGACACCTATGATGTGGATAAAAGTATTTCTTGTTTGGAGTCTTTAGGACTTCTTAAGAGCTTTGAACACGAAGGAAAAGAATATTTATCGGTAGTTAATTTTTTGGATCATCAGAAACCAAGATTTGATGAGCCAGCAATATACCCTACATTAGAAGAAATGAAAGAATCTGTGCATGAAAAAAAAGAGATTGCTAAAAAAGAAAAGTACGGAGAAAGGGTACTCCTAACACACCAAGAGCATAAAAAACTAATTGATAAGTTAGGTGCTGCTGCGACAACTAAATGGATACAGAAATTAGATTTATACATAGGACAGTCCGGAAAGAAATATAAATCACACTATCTAACGATATTAAATTGGGATTTTAGAGATAAAGATAAAAAAGAAACTTCCCAAAAAGGGAAAGGGGACTTTGAGATATGTTAAATGCAGCCTTACATTATATAAAATTAGGATGGTGTATCTTTCCTACATATTCTGTTAAGGACGGGAAGTGTACCTGTGGAAACCCTACATGTCCTCATCCCGGCAAGCATCCTAGAAATGCAGGTGGGTATAATAATGCAAGTAAAGATGAGAAACGTATTCGGGACTGGTGGGGTAAGTTTCCTGATGCAAATATTGCAGTAGCTACAGGAGAGAAGTCAGGCATTATCGGGGTGGACGTTGATCCTAGAAGCGGTGGTTTTAAGTCTTTTGAAGACCTACAAGAGCAGTGTGACATAAAAATATCAGTACACGCCATGTCCGGTGGCGGTGGAGATCATTATTTTTTTAAATACGATGCCAGAGTAAAGAGTAATGGTAATTTTAGACCCGGAGTAGAGATAAAATCCGATAAGGCGTGTATACACCTACCTCCAAGTAAGCATATTTCAGGAGAGACTTATGAGTGGATAACAGACCCATTTACAAATATACCTACAGAACCACATCCTATTTTCTTTTCTTTTAAAAAAGATGGTAAAAAAGAAACCGAAGCTTTACCGGAAACAATACCTGATGGTAGAAGACACACCACAATACTAAGTATAGTAGGAGCTAACCTAAGAAAAAATGTAGACTATGCAACTTGTATACAACTTGCAAAATCAATAAATACGAAAAGATGTAAACCAGCACTATCTGAGGAAGAAATAGAATCTATAGTAAAAAGCTCTTATGACCAATACACACCACAGGAAAACATTGTTACTAAAGATGAATTAAAACCTGCATTTTACGATTGGGGTGAGTACATAAGAAGGGCTAGAAAGGATCATAAAAGCAAAGATATTTCTCAGGCTATAAAGTTCCCTATGAAGTTTTTGACCGATTCTCTTATGGGGATATTGCCTAGCGAGTTGGTGACAGTTGTCGCAGATTCGGGTGTAGGAAAAACAGAGTTTGCTTTAGACACTACGTTATGTGCTGCATCACAGAAGGTAAGAACAGCGTTATTTGCGTTAGAGGGAGATAGGTACGAGATAGCGAACAGGATACGTTTTAAATTTGTATCAAAAAAATACAGAGAAAGCGGAAGACAGGATTTATTTATGACATACAGAAATTTTATTATGAATGTTTTCGCAAAGGATCCACAAGTACAGAGTTGGATAGACGAGGGTGATAGGGAGATTATAAGTAAGTATGCCTGTATAAAAACATATAACAGAATAAAACCCTTGGACATAAACTTTTTAGCACAGCAGTTGTCTTTAATACAGGATGAAGTAGATCTTGTGGTAATAGACCATTTACATTATTTTGAGTTCGGTGGGGATAATGAGCATGTTGCGTTAACAAAAATTATGCAGAAGATACAGGAAATTAAAACAAAACATAGAGTATCTATAGTTTTAGTTAGTCACTTAAAGAAGAAAAGTATGGACAGGGTTTTTCCAGATCAGGATGACTTGCATGGATCCAGTAACATAGCAAAACAGTCTGATATTATTATAGGGCTTGCCCCGGTAAGGATGGCTGTTACAGAAGATGATGAGATAGAAACCTATGGCAACAGTTTGAAAAGAAATATTTATCCTACAGGGATCCGTGTTATAAAAGACAGAACGGATATGGACAATAGGATAGTAGGGATTGTAAATTATGATAAAAATATACGAAAGTATCAGGAAGATTACCGCCTTGGCTTTATAGGAAAGTATGGGCTTAAAAATTTACCTTATGAGTATTATCCTTTTTGGGCTAAAAATCAGGAGCCTGTCAATGATACTCAAATAGACATAGGAGATGTATAATGAAAGAAGGAATAATACAATTAGCAATATGTAAGTATTTAGAAGCAAGAGGGTATTTTTTTTGGAGACAGAATAACGGAGCAGTTTATGACACGTTACGAAAGCAGTTCAGGAAGCGGAAGAAGTACGTCATAAAAGGTATTCCCGACATCTTTGTTATACACGGAAAATCTACTATCTGTCTTGAAGTGAAAAGTAAAACAGGAAAACAGTCTAAAGAGCAGGTAGACTTCCAGAAAGTATGGTCTGTTAACAAAGATTCTGGCAGAGAATATCATGTTGTAAGATCTGTAAAAGATGTGGAGGTGTTAGGCTTATGATAAAAATTATTTTATTTATTATTTATCTATTAACACTTGCTTTTTGTTACGGGACGTTCTTAGCACACATGTTGTGTGATTATCTATGTTTCTGTACTTACGGGATAAACTGGTAGGAGGGTTATGCTAAAAGCAGTTAAAGATATGATAATAGTACAGGTAGAGTACAAAGAAAAGATAAGCTCTATCATAATACCAGATCAGGCGCAGCAATACTCCGGTGATTTTATCGGCACAGTTATTTCTGTGGGTCCTGATTACAGGTATGACATAAAGCCGGGCGATAGTGTTGTCTTCAGGAGACACGAAGGCAAAAAGATCTGGTCTGATGGGTGTGAGTATCTTGCACTTAAAGAGCGATGGGTAGAGGGTAAGGTGATTGAAAATGATTAATAAAGTAACCCCGTTAAAAGAAAAGATCCTTATAGAGATACCTGACACAGAGGAAAGTACAAGCTCTGGTGGTATTATCATTCCGGCAAAGAAAAAGAAAGGTGCTTTGTACAGCGGTATTGTCCGAAGGGTAGGTAAAGATGTGTCTATATGTGTTCCGGGTGAAGTAGTACATTTTATGAAGTATAAAGAGCAACCTTTTAGACTCTCTCCAAGAGGGGCTTTATTTGCTTCGTTAAATGAAACTGATGTAGTAGGTGTGGAAGGGGAGGCTTAAAAACCTCCCCGGAAGGGTGTTAGGTATGTTTCGCTTGTCGCTGCTGTCTTCTTTTCTCCAACAACTCACCGAATTGTTTCAGTCTGTAACTTTTACGCAAATGTTCCATGTAGTGCGGTTTCAATAAAACACTTCTTTGTTCCTTACCCAAACCTTTATAAAATTCAGTTATTTTTTTTGTAATATCCATAAATCACCTCATCTTTTTTAGCTTGTCTGTTTTCTTTTATTGTTTCGCAAATATCCCTTACAGTCAAGTAAACTGTATACATAGTTAAAACAACCGCTATTGTCATAAGTATGGAAATTAAGATAAGCACAACACACCTCCTATTTACCTACTGCTAACGATTCTAAAACAGCCATTGGTTTAGGCATTTTCTTTCCTTTGTTCGCTCCAATCTCTACAACATAGTAACCGCCTTGACCAAGTTTATATTCTTTTATAAACCTTCTCCTACGTGCCACTTTACTACGATACGCTGTGTGTTTAATCATTACTTCCTCCTTTTTGATGACTTTAAAATATAATCTTCTATATGATCGAGAAGGTGTTTGACCTTCCAGTACGCTGTGTGCTTAACGTGCGAGTAATTAAACAACCCGTCAGCTAGGATACGCCTGTAGCGTTTTTTAAGATCCTCATAATGAGTTATATATGTTTTTATTTTAGTGTTCATCTCTAAGCTCCCATTCGCAATCTTTACAAATGTCTCCGAATTTAGACCGGGACTTTTTATCTAACTTTCTTTTACACATAACACATTCTGTAAATATTATAGGTTTGTGGTAAATAAAATCTATGTAATTTGTGTATAGGTGTTTAACCTCTTGAAACTCGTCTGTGTGGTCGCAGAAAGGTTTTTCTACTAAGGACACAAAACAACCTATCTGTCTCGCTTTAACAAAGATTATTTTTTTACAATACCTGCAAGTTTCTTTTTTAGTTGTTTGTTTTGTATTCTTCATCATACACCTCCTCCTCTGTACATAATCAAGTATACCTTAAAAAACAGGAAAGTCAACCAACTGTTTTTTTGTTAACAAAAAATAATCCTTGACACACCCTAAAATTTGTTGTATAATAAATATGATTGAGGGAGGTCACTTATGAAGAAAAGTCCACACAGGCTTCAAATAGAAGCCGCCGAAATGTTAGCACTACACAAAAAGTATAACGGAAATATGGCTAAAATAGCTGAAGAACTAAATATGTCCCGGCAGGGCGTAAGACAAAAGTTCCTTAGAAATAAGACGTTTCAGAACTGGATGGAAGACGCTAAATTAGACGCTATAATGAAGTATAAAATTGATGTAAATTACTTCGTTAAAAAGTATATGGAGGGTTGTGAAGCAGGCGATGTGATTATGAGCGGTGTAGATGCTGAGGGGGAAAAAATACTTATACCGGATCACGCTCTACGTAGACAGTTCTTAAACGACCTTGCCGAATTTTTAGGTTTTAAGAAGGTAAAGGATTTTAATCTTAATATAGAAAACCTTACCTTAAACGAGATAGTAGCTAAGATCGAATCAGAACAAAGACAGACACAAACTTTAGAGGCAGACTATGAAGTTGACGAATGAGGAAAAACAAAAGTGGGTAGAAACTTTCGGTAACAAACTTTGGAGAATCCTGAATCTTTATCGGATTAAAGATAAAACTTCTGATAGTGTTGTTAACCTTGTTTTAAACCCGACACAGAAGATCTATTGGGAAAATAGAACACAATATGATTATATTTTAAAAGCAAGACAGTTGGGGTTTTCTACCTTAATACTAATGGATGCTCTCGATACGGCTATGTCTACAAAGAACTATGTTCACTGTACCATAGCGGATGAGTGGGAAAATGTAGAGCGTTTATTTGCCATGGTGAAATTAGCTTACGAGACTTGCCCTAAAGATTGGATTTTAGCACAAAAACCTATTCCTAAATATGATACAAAACATGAGTTATACTTTGAAGACATGAATAGCCGGGTGTACGTTACTTTGAAAGCAAGATCCACAACGATAAACAGCTTACATATATCAGAATACGCTTTTATTAAGGATGTAAAAGCAAAAATGTCTACAACACTACAGACAGTCCCTAAAACAGGCACGGTAGTTATAGAGACTACCCCTAATGGGTATGGCGGTATGGCGCATGATGATTGGAGAATATCGAGAGGGTATAAAAACCCACCTCTTGGGAGCCATAAAATCTATAAACCACATTTCTATCCTTGGTATATACATCCGGAATATACCTTAAAGCTAAACGAATCTGAAAGACAGATGGTTGCTAACAACACTTTCGTCCAAGGACACGAAGAACACGCAGTAGAAATATGTAAACTTTCTCCACAACAGCTAAAATGGAGAAGATGGAAAAAGTCACAAATTAAAGATAAATTTTTAGAACAATACCCGGAAAATGATGTAGATTGTTTTCTTACAAGCGGTAATTTATTTTTTGACGGTATGGCACTAAAAGAAGAATTAGAAATGGTGGAGGGATAAAAATTCTTAAGGAAGATTACAAAAAACTCACAGGGGTTGATATACATGGCGCATGAATTTAAAGAAATTAATACGTACTCAAACAAAGACTTAATCAAAGAGCTATTTTCTAGGTTTGATGATTGCATTATAATGATGGGGCGTACTTCTTTTAAAGACAAACAAAAAAGAGTAACTTACACAAATTATAAAGGAAGTATTTCAAAAGGTATAACTTTCTGTGAGCTTTTAAAAATACAGTTGGCTTCTATATATTTTGGACGTAGTTCTGATGCAGGAGAGGATGTATAATGATGCAGCCGAAGGTGGTGGGATTCTTAACTGAGGATAAATTAGGGGTGTCTTTAATTCCAGATGTAAATGGTTTTTTAAGAATATACGAGTACCCCGGATCTCACTGTGTTATAGGTTCCGATGTGGCTGAAGGCATTAATGCAGATGAGTCAACAGCGGTTGTTTTAAACTGTGAAACAAACTGTACAGCAGCGGTTTTTAACTCAGGAGCAATAGATCCCGATAAGCTTTCTTTATTTTTAAAGATGTTAGGTACGTACTATCTAAACGCTTTAATAGGTGTTGAAAGTAATTCTTTTGGGTGGGGTGTGTCGAAGGATCTTGTAGAACTACACAGGTATCCTGCTTTTAATGTCTATTCGCACAAGACTATTGATCGCAAAACCAAAAAAGAAGTACAGAGATGGGGTTGGCAATCAACAGGCTCTACGAAGCCTAGAATGTTGGCTTTAATGAAAGAAGAAATAAGACAGAGAGATACTTTATTAAGGGATGCTCAGTTGTTACAGCAGTGCTTAAGTTTTATAAATAACAACGGAAAACTAGAAGCGCAGGAAGGAGAGCTTGATGATCTTGTCATAGCTAGGGCTATAGCCGGGATGATGCGTAGAGAGCGTCCGATTAGAATTAATCCAGATAAGACTACCAGAAGGATGTGGTGATCTAATGATTAAAAACTTTGTGTTAAGTAAGCAGTCTAAAATTCCTATAGAGAATGATTTGATATGTCAAAATAAATGCGGAACAGTTTATGTGATGCGTAACTGGAAGGATAATGTTATAGGTGTGATGTACAAGTACTTTCCGTTACGAGGTAAAGTGAAGGTGATCTGTGATCCAAGAACTATTGCGGATCCACGCACACCTAATGCAGAAAAACACAGTTTTAAAACGAGGATTATTAAACAAAATTAGAGGAGGTTATTATGCCCTTAAAAGGTTTTGGAAAAAAAGGTAATGATGATGATGAAAGATATAGCATAACATATAGCCTACCTGTTAGTGATTTTGATGTATGTGATATTTGGGGTAATATAATAGAGCTGCCTTCGCTAACAGACGAAAAGTTTTATAGTGTTATACGGAATCTAATAATCAAAAGAGACTATCTTCTTAGCAAGTCGAAGAAAAACATCCGTGATTGGTACAAAGAAAAGGACGTTATGTAATGGAAAAGTATGAGATCAGAGAGGGACCTCACGGGCTTATGGTTTACAACACTATTCAAGATACTTCAGTGCCTATAAGGACAGTGGTAAAATTATTAAACAATTTCAGTGAGTTAATAAACAAGTTTTGGAAACTTAAAAACGGAGGTTAATATGTTTGTGTCAAGAGGATTGTTTGACGAGTTGCTTTATAAATTGAATCTTAAAAGAGTTAAATTAACAGGTCCTTTAGGAGGAGGTTTCACGGTGTTGCGGACAAAAGATTTTGGTGAGGAGGAGGTAGGGAGCGGTAATATAGGCAGGATTAAAAAAATAATGAAAAGACAGGCGGTGTTAATTCTATTGTTGGAGAAAAAGGTAAGTGCATTAGAAAAAAAATTAAATATCGAATATGTGGCGGAGCCAAACAATGCTACATATCCTAAATATGTTAGTAAATAGGAGGATGAAAGAGATGAGAATACGTTATAGGTTTTTGATGAAAATAGTTTTATTGCTTTTTATAATACAGACGTTAGCCCCGGTAGGTTATGCTGCTACTGATTGGGAGAAGGTCTGTGGAAAGATATATATGAGAGCTAACAGACACGTGTTTAAACAGTACCGGGAGGTCGGTGCAAAACGTAGAGGATCTACAAAAATATGTTTAACGTCAACAAGAAAATTAGCTGAGATGATGTATGCAGCAGGGACCCCTTTTAACCTCGTATCCGGACATAATTACAAAGGTGATGGACATATCTGGATTATGTATAGAGGTAAGGTTCTTGATCCGGTTGCTTCAGACTCTAAACATAAACAATATAAAGACACATGCTTTGATATGGCAGTGAATCAAGGTAACATAAACGGGGATACTGCTTTTAAATATTGGTTAAAAAATTGTGCATATACGCAGAGAGGATTCTAATGTTAACAATATATTTGATAGGTGTTTTTATCACCCTTACAGTATGTACACGAACTGTTTTGAGTGTAAATACTGAATTGTGTGTAGGTGATTTATTTATAGTAATATTAATTTCGTTGTTCAGTTATCCGGGATTACTTCTTTATGTTTTTTTTAAATACCCTGAAAAAATAGCGAAATTTATGGAAATAACCTTATGGGAGAAGAAATGAAAACAGAATATATAAAAACAGAGCTAGCAAAGTACAGTCTGTCTGATGCAAGAATCGCTGAGATGAGGGTTAACTGTATGTGTGTAATTGTTAAAGACCCTAAAGACATGGACTCGTATGTAGATTGTAGAGAGAAGTATAAAATGGTACATGAGATACGTATGGGAATTGAAGCTAAACGAAAAGAGCTTAAAGCATCAAGCCTTGAGTTTGGTAGGGCTGTAGATGGCGAGGCGAAGCGCCTAACCAAAGGTGTCAGGGAGATAGAAGATCACTTGATGGAACAGCGTAAAGTTGTCGAAGATGAAAAGAAACGTATTGAAGAAGCTAAGATACAGGCAGAGAAAGATGAAAAAGAAAAAGACAGGCGTGAAGAAGAAGCGAGACTTGAAACGCAAAGGAAGGAACAGGAGATTATACGGAGACAGCTTAAAGAAGCGCAGGATAAACTCGATGCCGATAAAAAGGCGATTGAAGAAGAAAGAGAAGCCAACAGGCTTGAAAGAGAGCGTTTAGAGTACGCTGTTTTAGAGGCTGAAGAAGCCAAAGAGGAAGCTGTTCGGGAGGAGAAAGAGCGTAAGGAAAAGATTATTCAGGATGAAAAAGATAGGAAGGAGGCAGAAGAAAAATATCGCAAAGACGTAGCACAGGCAAAAATAGACGCAACAAACGATGCTATAAAACAAGAACAGGAACGTGTAGCAGCCTTAAAAGCAGCTAAATTTGAAGCCGAAAGAGAAGCTAACAGACAGGAAGAATTGAAGCCTGACATTGAAAAACTACAACGCCTTGCTGTAGACCTAGCAGCTATATCTATACCTAAGAACCTAGGTCCCGGTGCTTTGTTGGTAGCGACTAAAGTGTTTGATGCGCTTAAAAAAATAATAGCATATATTGACAACATACAACTATAACCCGGAGGGATTGATGACAAGCGGAAAAGGAGATCGAGCATGAAGATAAAAGACATATTACTGGCTAAGAAGATAGAAGGAATCATAGCACAAGGCTACTGTACTAAAGAAAACGAAAAGAAAACAATGGATTCAACCTTAATGCTAGCCTGTCAAGACGCTATTCTTGAAACAGACATTGACATAAACGAAGTTGTGGAGATCGTTGTAAAGGAACTATGGGAGCATATAGAAGCTTTTCAAGTTCCGGAGTCAGTAGATCTACTATCTTCCCCGATAATACATGGGAATGATTTTAAGAAATTTGTTGCGACGATAGTAACAGCGGGCATAATCAAATGGAAAACGAAAGAGAAGAAGGATGACAAAGAAGATAGAAAAAAAATGTACGATGCACTATTGTTACTGGATCATCAGGAGATTATGTTACAAAGAGAACGGGTAGAACACTTAAAGAAAGAGTTAAAAGTGGCGTATGCGAACAGTGTGTATTTTCAAAGACTACATCTAGGGAAAGAAAAAGATCTTAAGAACTTAAGAGAACATCAGGAGATAAGGCTAGACACTATTGCTAAGTTGCAAAGAAAGAACCGTAACCAAGCAGATGCGGTGTTGGCTTGTAGAGTAAGAGAAGAAGGTTTACGACATGAAATAGCAACACTAAAGCAAAAAAACAGTAATCTAGGAAAAGCTATAGCTTCTTATCGAAAAGAAAGTAACAGGTCTTTAGATAAACCTCTTACAACCCCTAAAGGGATTAGGTTTAGTGGTTTGATAACTGGACAAGATGCTCGATTCCTAGGTATTGTGTTTAATGGAAATCAGGAATTATATTGTACCATGCACCCCGGACGATATGTGGTGAGTACTATAAGAACTTTTTGGCATGTAAAAGAAAACCTAAATCTTGTGCCAGTGAAAGCCTGTGACCGGAAAGTAGGGCATACGTACTTCAGGACTAATTTTATAAGGGATTGTAGTTCCTTTAAAAACAGAATTAGAAAACTATCGGCATACTGTAAGTATTTAGGTGATGGTAAATATATGTATGTATATGCCAATAAAAAGGTCGTAGAAGCATCGTCATATTCCAACTTTTGGTACGAAGTAGTAGAGGATTGAAATGAAATATATCCAAACAGTTTTAACTAAATAGGAGATGAACAATG